TAGGAAGGAAAGATAATGATTACTAATAGGGTCTATTAGCATTACTTTATTCTAATGGGTAACCCGTACAAATACCTACTACACATCTCTTTAGATTTACTATATAATATTGTTACGTTTCTTTACAGAACATGACTTCCTCAACATCCAATATGGATCGTTACACAACCACTGAGTACGGCAAGCAAAATATGTTTGCACACGAACCTCAGATTCAGGTTGATGTTGATCACGACTATTGGAAAAATGCTGAGTTACTAAATGGCAGACTTGCTATGATTGGTTTCTTTGCAGCAGTACACAACTACATCTTATTTGGTGCAGTTATGCCTGGCATCTTTTGATGTGAACAGGTCTCTATAAATTCTATCCCTATTACAAATCTAAGAACAATGACACCAGAAGCAGAAAAATTTAATGGCTGGATGGCCATGCTCGGAATAGTAGCAGCACTAGGTGCTTACTCATTCACAGGTCAAATCATCCCAGGAGTATTCTAAAATGGATAATTCTAATATAGCAATTTGGTCAAGAGCAAACGGTAGGTTTGCAATGTTAGCCTTTTGGGTAATCTTGGCTGCTTACACGAAGTTTACATACTTTACATAAATACATATTCGTAACCGATATAAAAATGTCAGACGTTCAGTTAGCATTATTTTTCCCTTACATCCCTGTAGTAGTTTTACTTGTTATCTATTTTGCATCTGGTGCAGATATAGATGATGACGATGACGATGACTTTCAGGGGGGTAAGGGGATAAGGTTACAACCAGCATATTTACCTACGTCATGAGTATAAATACAACTGAGTATTATTACCTATCATGCCAGTTATTATTTTTGCCGTCACTATAGCAGCGTATACTTATTCAAATGTTGGGCAGTATTTTTTTCAGTAGTATAGTATTACAAATTCCTCCAGCAACCCACGGGTTGTTGGAGTTTGCTTTTTTGTGTGGAGTGGGGGTTGCAGGTTCCTCAATGCATGTGCTATAATAAGGACTGAAAAGATCTATATGTATGAGAAAGTACAGTGAAGATGAAATCTTGAAAGAGATTTCAGATTACATTTCAAACACTTACACAGGTCATTACTCTGTAGGAAATGTACAGACTCTTGATCTTATTGATTCTGTAGGTGATGCTGAAGCATTTTGTAGGAGTAATGTCCTAAAGTATGCATCACGATATGACAGAAAGGGTTCAGCACGTAAGGATATCATCAAGATAATCCATTATGGTATGCTACTCTTACATTTTTCAGACAAGCGTTCGGCAGCAGACCAACGACAAGCTGGAAATCCTACCGCTTTTGCTGTAGACTATGACAAATAACCTTTACAATGAAACTGCGACCTGCTATGAAACTATCTGATAAGACTCTGAAGGTTCTTCAAAACTTCACGACGATCAACCAATCGTTATCCTTCAGGGAGGGTAGAAAGTTACGTACAATGTCTCCTATGAAGAATGTATTAGCGGAGGCAGAGATAGAAGAATATATTCCTAAGGATTTTGCTATCTATGATCTACCACAGTTTCTCAATACACTAGCACTGTATAGAGATCCAGAAGTAGATGTGTCTACCAATCCAAACTTCGCTAACATCAAGGCAGGTGCACATCAGAGATCAAAGTATTTCTTTTCTGATCCTAGTGTCATCATTGCTCCACCTGAGAAGGAGATGAAACTTCCTAGTGAGGATGTTACTTTTGTATTGGATGAAGATAAACTTACTAAGATATTGAAGTCTGCAGCTATTCTAAACTTACCAGATCTTTCTGTTGTAGGTGGTGACGGTGTAGTCAAGTTGGTAGTGAGTGATCGTAAGAACGATACTTCTAACGAGTCTGCTGTTGTAGTAAACCAGACTGATAAGAACTTCTCATTCAACTTCAAGATAGAGAACATCAAGTTAGTACCTGGTACATACTCAGTCTCTATTAGTAGTAAGAACTTGGCAAGATTTTATAGCGAGACATATCAACTAACATACTTTATAGCATTGGAACCAGATTCTACTTATGAGTGAAGAAGAACAAAAACCTGAAGTACGTGTCAATAAGGATGTGCTTGCAGATGTAATGAAGAAGTACAAGAAGATAAAAAAGTATCATAAATCAAACCTCTTCCAAATTAAGAAACTAGATGAGTGACTTTATATGGGTTGAAAAATACAGACCCAAGACCATTGATGATTGCATACTCCCTGAGTCTATCAAAAAGACTTTTAGGGAGTTTTTATCTCAAGGAGAGATACCTAATCTTCTTCTTGCAGGACCGCCTGGTATTGGAAAAACTACTGTAGCTAAATGTTTATGTGAACAGTTAGGTGCAGACTACTATGTTATCAACGGTTCTGATGAAGGTAGGTTCTTGGATACGGTTCGTAACCAAGCGAAGAACTTCGCATCTACAGTCTCTCTTACAAGCGAGTCGAAGCATAAAGTCATCATCATCGATGAAGCAGACAATACCACTTCCGACGTACAACTCCTTCTTAGAGCGAACATTGAGACCTTCTACAAAAACTGTAGATTTATATTCACTTGTAACTACAAGAATAAAATCATCGAACCACTCCATAGTAGGTGCTCTGTTATTGACTTTAGTATTAGTGGATCGGATAAACAATCAATCGCAGCAGCATTCTTCACAAGAGTGAATGAGATACTTGATAATGAAAACGTAAAGAGTGATAAGAAAGTTACAGCACAGTTGATACATAAACACTTCCCTGATTGGAGAAGAGTTCTAAATGAATGTCAGAGATATTCTGCAGGTGGAACGATAGACACAGGTATACTTGCAAACAGTAATGTAAATCTAAAAGACTTAGTATCATTTCTGAAGAATAAGGAGTTTCAGAATGTCAGGAAATGGATAGTTCAGAACCTAGATAACGATTCTAATGCTATACTTAGAAAGGTTTATGATTCAATCTATGAGTCTATGAAACCTAAGTCAATACCAGAAGCAGTATTGATTATTGCGAAATACCAATACCAATCTGCTTTTGTTGCTGATCAAGAGATAAATCTCTTAGCAGCATTGACTGAGATTATGTGCAACTGTGAGTTCAAATGACTAAAGATACTGTAAAGAATGGTGAAATATCAGAACAGATATTTTCTCATAAATGTTTTGTGGAGAATGAATATATGGTTAGTACTCCTATAGGAACTACTGATTATGATTTTATTGTAGATGTAAAAGAAAAAATATATAAAGTTCAAGTCAAATCTTCTCGAAGAGGTAATGGTAATTGTATGATAAGTAAGGGTACTAATGGACAAGGAAATACGGGGAGGGGTAAATATCCTTATCCAGAAGAATCTATTGATTTTTTTGCTATTCATGACTTTGTTCATGATCAATGGTATATAATTCCTAGATCATCTACAGGAGATGCAAAACAAATTAGATTATCTCTTAAGAGTGAAGGTAAGTATTCTCTATATAAAGATAATTGGGAATTTAAAACGGAGTGTGAGTTCAAATGAGTTTAGAAGAATGGTTAGGTGAAATTAAAACACCTATCAATGTAAAAACTAAACAATGCTCAGAATGTCGTCAGGTATTACCTGAACAATATTTTGATAAGAATAGAAGCACAAAAGATAGACTTGCAAAATCATGTAAGACCTGCTTTAAGATCCTAAGAGAATGTACAACTAATCTTAAGATCTTGCATCCTATGCCTGATTGTTGTGACATTTGTGGAGCAACTGATAGAAGAATGACTTTAGATCATTGCCATGAAACAGGAGAATTTCGTGGTTGGTTATGTCTCAAATGTAACTCTGCTATTGGTTTCTTTAATGAAGATGCTGACATTATGATAAAGGCAACTAATTACGTAAAAAACTGTAAGCCACAAAAGCGTTATGAAAATGCGAACCCAAACTAAAGAAAACTATTACTATTTCTTTTGGATAGTTGCTATGATAGCATTCATAGTACCGCAAGTTGTTACTGCTTATGCATATACTAGACTTGCAGATTACCTAAGTAAACCAGTACAAGTGGAGGTATTACCTAAATGATTTTTTTATCATGCCCACCAGTTTATCATTTACCTGGTACATGGAATGAATGTAAGGGAGCAATCATCCCTCATGGAAACTTAGATCCCAAGTATGGAATAATAGTTGTCATTGTATTATTGTTATTCTTCTTAGTTGGTTGGGGTTTATATCTTACCTTTGGACCAGGTAAAGAAGAACTCAAAGATCAGATTGATGAACATGCAAAGATGCATGAACTAGGAATTGCACATGGCCATGGGGGCAATAAAGAGGCATATGAGATGTCTGGGAAGTTGAGTCATAAGCATGAGGATTGAAACAAG